TCTAATATCTTTTTTTGATTAATATGGGGGTTTGGTAATTCTATGCGCACTATAAAATAGTTTTGCCTTCAACAAATACAACCTCAATCTTTGTATCTTGTTGAATATCATATTGTTCTTTAGGCTTTCCATAAACTCTGGTCAGTAAAGTATCTAAACTATAAAGGCTGCCTTTAATTAAACTTTTATTCATAGCGCCTGCAATCGTCTTTTCAAGTATCGTGGCTTTTGGATTATCGTAAACTTCTTTTAATTCTGTTGTATTCATTGACATCATTACTTGTATCGTGTCGTTTATTTCACTTAGCTTATAGCCTTGCTCTTTAAGTAAGGTTACATATTTACGCGGTCGACCGTTTGGATTTCTTATTTCCCCTTTCTGAACCGGTATTAAATTCTGTTCGTTTGCCATATCTTCTTATTTATCTCTTTGTTATTACAAAGGTACCCCGTTCTTTTTTATTATCAATGTTGGATCAAGTTTCTTCATTCGGTCAACAATCACTTGGCAATATTTGGGATCTAATTCCATACCATAGCATTTGCGTTTAAGTTGATGTGAAGCTACCATTGTCGTGCCACTACCCGTAAATGGTTCAAATAAAATCATATCTTCTTTAGTAAATAATTTTATCCCTTTTGAAGGCAATTCGACAGGAAAACACGCTTTATGATGTTCAGTTTGTGTTTTAGCATTAGATATCTCCCATACATTTTCATTATAAGAATATTTATCTTGATATGAAAAATCTAATTCATCTTTTTGAAATATAAATATAAATTCAAATGCTCTTGATAATCCTTTTGATAAAGGAATTGCATTTTTTTTCCATATAATAGTTTCATTTAATAATAAACCTGAATCAATAAATCTATTTACATTTTTTATAAATGATTGTCTTGAATTATTATTATACATTATATTCCAGCAAATAATCCCTTTTGATTTCAATATAGTATAAAAAGAATCTTTTATTTCATCTAAAAAATTAAGATAATCTTCTTCAGTTTTGTTATCTAAATCGTTATTCAAATATAATTTACCTTGTGGTGTTTGCGTATTGCCGTTATAAGGTGGCGATGTAAAAATTAAATCAGCCTGTTGCCCGTTCATTAATTTTGCAATTTTGTCGCTATCTGTACTATCCCCACAAAGTAATCTGTGTTCACCTATCTCAAACAAATCCCCTAAAATAATATCGGTTTCTATTCCCCCATCTGGAACTGCAAAGTCATCTTCTTCTGCCTCTAATACGTTTGAATCAAAGTTTGGTATATCTAAACCCCAATCGGTTAGTTCTTCTGCATCCCAATTATTTGCCAGGTCATCCCAATCCCATTCGCCATAGCCTACATTATCCTTTACAATAAATTCTTTTTGCTGCTGCTCGTTCCAATCAACTATGTCTACATTAATTTCTTTTATCCCCGCTTCCTTTATTGCCTTTAAACGCATATTGCCACCAAGTACAACCATATCTGTATTAACTACAATAGGTCGGACGTTTAGCATATCTGGAAAGTCCTGTATTGACTTTACTAATTTTTTAAACTTGTCATCTTTAATTAAACGGGGATTGTTAGGGTTAGATATTACTTCCGTAATCTTGACTTTTTTTATCATAGGTTTATTTTATCTACCCTGACCTCTATACATTTTTGGTTTTGGGCTATGTTTATTAAAGGACTTCTTAGCGTGTCCGCGTTTCCTTTTACCAAAGTTAACCTTTCTTGAATCACTTTTAACTTTTGCCATCTAATTTTTTTTTATGTTCTTCAATTAAAAAATCAATATAATGCTTTTTATCCCCGTATTCAATATGGCAATTTCTACAAACCGCCATCAAGTTTTCAATCTTATCTGCATCTGAATTTCCCCCCATTCCCCTTCTATGTATATGGTGAATATCTACTGCCCTTGATCCACATACTTCGCACGGCATAAAATCTTCTCCTCCGTAACCAAAATGCTTTAGATATATTTTAGTGTGGTTTTTTATTTTGGATATTTTTGCTTATCTATTTCCGCAAGTTTTCTCTGCGCCCAAGCTACGCCTTCATCCCCACCCCAAGCTAACCACATTAAAGCGCCGCAATCTTCTTTAGGATCACCTTTACTATTTTCTCTATGCCTTTCAAAACTTGACATTCTCGCTATCGTTTCTCTGGATATGTTTTCGCCATTAGCTATTTGGTTAGCCCTTGTCCAACCAACTAAAGTTCCGCAACCTCTGTCGTTTTCTTTTTTGATATTTAATGCCCTACGAGCATTTGACTTTGCCGCCTCTGGATAATCGTTATAACTATTAACCATTGAAACTCTTATTGCAGCCCATACGCTTTGAGCCTTTTCTTCGGTATCAAAGATGCAAGCACCTGTACCTATTCTGTATTTTCCATTTGAACATTTAGTTACCGGCATTTCCTATTAGTTTATTATAAATAGCAAATCTGCGCTTATTTACAACGTGCAAGTTATAGTTAGTATTGCAATAATCATAAAGCGCTTCGCCGTAATGCGTTCTCGCGTCCTTATCATTAACTAAAAGTTTGATCCAATAATACCAATCCTTTTGACTATTGACGTGGCAAGCAGGATAAAATCCCCTGTAAGGATGCACGTTGCTTACAATAGCAGGGTTTTTCTTTGATGCCGTTTCTAATACTTTTAAATTAGATTTCATTGAATTAAACTTATTAGCAACCAAAGGGATAAGGCTTATATCTGAATCGCAATAGGCAGCCATATATTCCGTAACGTGGTTAAAATTATATATCGTTGGGTTTAATTTAAGCCCATTTGTAAAAGATGCTATCATACCATCCCAGATATGCTTTTCGCCTTCATTGTAACCGGCTATGATTGTACGCACAGGGAAGTTTATTCGTTTCATTGGATTGCGAAGTATCTCTAAGTCTTTGCCGTGCGTTCCTGATCCTGACCAAAATAACCTTACAAGGTCGGAAGGCTTTTTATCTAATAGGAATTGTTCTTCGCCGAATGGTATTGCGTTAGGCAATATTTCAACGTTCTGATTTAAGTTATAAATTTCTTCTGCTAATCTTTCGTGCGTGCAAGTACAAAGGTCTGCTATTCTTATCCAAGCAATAATTTGTTCACTTACTTTATTTTCTTTATAAGATTCTGAAAGTATATGCGAAGCACCTAAATCCCAATGGTCGTCATTATCCACAATTAATTTGAAGCCATATTTTATACGCCATTGATTCATCTGCTCTGGCGTTACATTATGCAGCATTCTATTCATTACAACAAGGTCGTAATTATTTGATACCACTTCTTCGTTTATTACGTCCGTCATTAAGCAATAATCTTTTTGCATATTGACTATCGGCATCAGGATTCTATGATAAGATACGCCGCTACTTTTTGACGCTATTGCTAAAATTCGCATCTAATATTTTTATCTATATGATAAATCTTTTGATATTTTTCCCAAACCGCTTGCGCCCTTTGTAGGCTCGCGTCTTTCATAGCCCTGTACTCTGTGCCATTTCCAACGTCGTGTCCGATATGCTCGCTTTTTAAATCCGGTAGGTAGTAATTTGTAAACCCTGCAATGGTTGCCCTTTCTGCAAAATCTCTGTCTTGCATTCCATAAGGATCATACGCTTCATTGTAACCGCCAATCGCATCAATCAATTCCCTTGTAATAAAATTATCACCAAATGGGGTATGTGTTTTATGTACTCCGTCAACTAATGGTGGTAGTTCCTCTACGCAATGTATACCAATAATGCCTGTTTTTGACACACGTTTTGCAAACATAACCCAATTTGACAACCAATTCTGTGGCAGCAATATATCGTTTGCTAATAAACAAACGCCGTCATAATCTTTTGTCATTCTAAATCCTTCATTAACTCCCGCGCCTATTCCTCTTTTGCCAAACGATCCATTGCATCCTTTAAAATTAAAAAGATTTATAGGCATTGTTTCGCTTCCATTGTCTATTAAAAAGCAGTCAGCATCATATCCAGAATTGAAAAAATTCTGGTCAATTACTCTCTTTGTTAAATCGTTTCTATTTTGGGTTAATAAGAGTACGGCTATATTCATTTGTATCTATTTTTCTTGCAGGCACGCCCGCGTATTTACTAAATTCTTCAGAAGTACCTTTAAAAAAAGCACTCGCGCCAATCATACAACCCTGTTCAATTATACTAAACTGATGCAGCACGGCATTCAATCCTATGTTTGAGTATTGTTTAATAACTGAATGTCCGCCTATTTTAGCACCGCAACTTATTGTAACATTTGAATAAATTAGACAATCGTGTCCAATATGCGCGTGCTTCATAATAAAACAATTATCCCCTATTGTAGTTATATCTTTTGTTCCCGCATCTATTGTAACCAATCCTGTAATAATATTATTATTGCCAATAGTTACTAAGCCTCTTTTTATTTGTCCTTTCTGGATAATTTTTAAAGTTCCATAATCTTTTATTTGTTCTTCATATTCCCAATACTTTTTATGCTCTGCGGGATCGCCAATTATACAATAAGCGCCAATATAATTATTGTCGCCTAAGATAACATTTTCGCCAATGATAGCGGTCGGGTGTATAAAGTTTGCCATATTATTGTTTTTCAAACCATTTATATAATTTCATAATCATTTCAAATTTACAAGAGCCGCACCAAACAGATACAATAAAATTAGCATCTAAGTATGACCTGTAAATATGTTCATACATTTTTAATTCATCTAATTCTAAATTCCTAACGTAACCATTCTTTGCGCTTTCATAATTACCTATATTAGCAATCAGCCATTCCCTATGCTCTTGTTTTATTTCCATAGCTTCCAGATTAATTTAGAAACAATCGGTGCTAAGAAACCTGCTATAAACATTGTTGACGTAATATGTTGGATTAATTCAGGTAGGAAATAGTGTATTGGTGCAATCCACGCAGCCAAGCAACTTCCGCAATTAAAGGGCTTGAAATTGATTCCCCATTTATTCGGTAGGTTATGAATTTCAGTAAAAAATAATGATGCACAGATAGCAGTTAAAATTGATAAAATCATTTTCTAATATTTGTTTTCATTTGTTTTTTGGTTTTATTTATCGTCCTTACTATTGACATATAAGGAATGCCTGTTTTTCTACTTAATTCCTTTGCATTCTTTTTAAAATCAATAGCATATAGTTTTAAAATCTCTTTGTTATACCAATGCAGCCCTTCCAGATTCTTTTCAAGTTTATCAACTAAATCTGATTTGTCAAAATTAACTTCCGCTTCGGTATCATTATCAACGTACTCTGTATAATTTCTATAACTCTTATAAAAATTACTTCTGTCGCTTTTAATCATATTTAGCATTATTCGTACTATATAAAATTTAAGTTCATTCCTTTCATACATTCCAATTAACTTATCCTCATTCATTTCGCAAAGAACTAAAAAAACTTCTGCCTTCAGGTCATATTGCAACTCCTCTGGATGCATCTTAGCAAAGGCGTCATTAACTTCTTTTAAAGTCCAATACTCGGCTAAAATTTTATTTTTGACCATTCAATCAATGCGGGTTTGTTTTCTATTTCGCTACAAATATAAACAATTCCTCCACATTCATAAATATCTTTTAACCGATCCCTTTGTTCAGGGCTTAGCTTATCACCTATCTTTTTAATCTCAACGGCTACATAAGTACCCTTTTCCGTGTACCCTTGCAAGTCAGCCCATCCTTTTTGAATAGTACCTTTACGCTTGCCGAAGGGTATATTGTTAACTCTATTTAAGCGCCAACCAATTAATTCAAGATTCTTTTTTGCCCATTTCGTTAGGTCGTTCGCTGATATATCCATTTATTTTGTTATAAAATTCTTTGTGAAATAATAATCTATTTAGCTTTGGTTTAACCTCTGTATATGAAGCATAAAAGTCAACAAAGTTATCTGTATAACAATACTTTCGTGTGCCATAATAGGTATATCTAACCTCGTAAATTTTCAAAATACTTGACAAGTGCTAATTTTTTACATTGTAATTCAATAAAGTCTTCATCCTTAATTTGCTTACTAAAATCCTTTGCATCCTTTGGGTGCATTCTATTTAGCCTGTATAAATT